CAAGGAAGTGGGATTGGTAGCATTACTCAGCCTCTTTTCTTGCATTGGCCAAAAGTTCTCTCTCATCATCATCCTCAAGGTGGTCTGGAGGTGTGGTCGGTGGTGGTGGTGGAGTCCATGACTCATCCAGTTCTGGGTTTGTCCAAACTGGCATTGCACCAAATGCTTGGCTTGGCAGACCGCCATAAGCACCTTGAGGGTTATAGGCTGGAGGACTTGATTGATAACCGCCTTGAAAGCCCTGTGAGCCTCCATAACCGCCACACATAGGTTGAGTTGGTGGAGTGGGCATCATTCGATTTGCAATGGCTCTAGACCCCTTGTTAAGCGCATACATTCCAATCAGAGTCGTGATGCTACCAACCAACAAAAGAACAATGTCATTTAACATTTTAAGCACCGCAGCATCGAGTGGCGCAAGGGATTTGATTGGTTGCGTTACAAAAATTATTGAATACAAAAATGCAATAACAATTGTTCCAAACACCAACATAACAACAACAACCGCAAAAAGCCAACCGCAAACTTTTAAAAGTTCTATGAGTTCCTCAGTGCTTTTAACTTCAGCAACTTTCATTTTTTTGCTTCCTCTGGTTGAACATTCTCAATTTGTTTTGTCAGAATTGGTGCAACCAAGTATTCAGGACAAGTCTGGGTGAATAAGCATCGAGGTTTCTGACATTGTTCAGCAGTGAAATTGTCAGGATTTTGACAAAAATATCTGTATCTATCCTCTAAGCAGCCAGTCAGCATCAAAAGAGCAATTGCAATCAGATATTTCATACTTTGATGTCCACCGCTTTAGCCCATTGCGTTTTGATCTCTTGGACTTTCTGTTGTTGTTCGGCCTGTCTGGTTAACTCTGCCAAACGCTTCATATTCTGTTGATGGATCACCCTGTGAGCCTCTGACAACATTTGAGCATTCTGTTGATAAGTGGTAATTCTCATTTGCTTTTCATTTTTTCGTAAATTACAGCAATGTCCTGACGATTGTGCATGATGTCGTCACGATTCTTTTGAATCTCTTTTTCCAAGTCCTGACGCAGTTTTTCACGGGCTAGTTCTGCACCAGTGTTGGTAGCTTGCTTGTTGTCTGAAGTGACCACTAGGCTGATCTTGTTGTTTAGTACAGTAACCTCATGGGATAGATGCGACAGTGAGTTCATCAAATACACTACGCAAGTGAAAAGAATTGGCAAAATGGCAAAAGCCACTTTTTCGATCAGAGCGTGTTTTTCATTTGTTTCAATCATTTCCCTAGACCAACCCTTCCAAGTAGAAGATTAACAATCTTGTCCGACAAATCGTCAGGCAAGAACTTTAAGAAGCCAAGAAACCATAACGCCACACACCCGTAAACGAATATCTTGAGGCATAGGTCAAAGGTCTTTTGGTATTCATTCACCGACCACACCTTTTAGTGGTATTGCAAAACTCCATGAGTTCATAAATACCGACAAAAACCAAGAACAAAACAAAGAATGAGCCACCAATGATTATGGCCAATTCATTCATCTCTTGTTCTTTTTGTTTAGCCTTTTTCTCTGCCTTCTCTAAAGACCTCAGTTCCCTTGCGTCATCGATGTCCATCTGGTCTTGACGCGCTTTAATCTTGTTCCAGACATCAACCTTGCCAGTTGTCATAAATAGCATCTTGAGTTCTTCCTCAAACGCTCTGGCTTGCTCTAAGGCCATCTCAATCTGGAGAGCAGTCCCCATGTTTGAGCCTTTGTTTTTCTTTGCCTCAAGCAAGGCTTTGGTGCAAGTAGCCTTGGCATCAAACATCTTACCGATCATCGGTGCAAGCGAGCCTAGATCGTTGGCCACCTTGCTGGCCTTCTTAACCATGCTAATCGCGGATTGAATACCCGCTAGAGCCGTGATGGGATCGATCATTTTCTCTCAACCTTTTGCCACTCAAGACACACTACTTTTCGGTTATAGACATCACCTGTCCATGCCCATCTCACACATCTATATTCAGTTTTATCTTTACTAGATGCAACCAATGTAAACAATATTGATGACACCAGTAACCATTTCACAACATAACCCAAGCAATGATGTAAAAACACCAAATGACAGTCAGACAAAACAGGACTGCGCTAGTTAAAGCAACAGCCCAATCTTTCATTTTTTCAAATCTTTATAGATTGACCAAAGTTTGTGGCCAATGAGCAAAACTGTATAAATCAGGGTCGCCCAAAGCACCAACTCGCTGACTTGAACCCCGAGGACAGTCGCAAGTGAAACAGTCGCAGGAGGAGCAACCTTGGCCACAATTGCTGTGGTGGTTTCTGCATGAGTTTGAGTCATCGCTCTTGAACCTCAATTGTGAGAGTTCTGTCTTCAGTCCGAGTCGGATTGTTGGTGGTCACAATTCGGTTTGTCAGACGATAAGTCTTGCCAGCAGTGCCACCAGACACCCAGACCACACTCGATGTGGCTGTCTTTGCTGAGGTGTTTATTGTGATGGAATCAGGATTGAGCCAAGTTGAGGTGTTTATTTCCTCAGACTCAGAAAGCCAGTCTGACCAATCAAAACTGTAATCCAAAACCGCATTGGGGTCTTTTATAAAATCAGCCATTTGAAACTCTCCAAATTTCGCCATCGTTGCCCATGTATAACACCCGAGATTCTAAAGGAACATAGATTTCTCTGATTTCCTCATAGACATAAATTCTTCGAGCCTCTGGTGCAGTTGATACCGCATAAGCAGAAACCTCTGGAACAACAGCAGTTGCAGTGGCAATCTGGACTTGAATCAGGGCTGTGGCTGTCAGGGAAACAGTAGGAACAACCGAGCCGACAGTGTTCACATTGGCATAAGCGTTGCCATTGCCATAAGCACTGGCTTGTGGAGCAGTTGTTGACTCAGTTGAGATTCCAACTTGAATCAGAGCATCAGCCGTGACCGAGAAAACTGGTGCATTTGCAGCCACAGTGCCGATCAGGGCAGAAGCAACCGCAAAACCCACCGCAGACGCACTAGGAGCCGTTGCAAGCACTGTTTCAATGCTTGCCTGAGCCGTAGCATCACCCGAGACAGAAAAGCCTAAAACGCTTGCTGTGACCGAGCCAATAGTTGCTTGAGCCGTTGCATCAGCAAAGACAGAAACAGCAGGGGCAGAAGTTGTGACAGTTGCAACCAGTGCTGAGACATTTGCATCACCACTTGCAGTGACATTTGGTGCAGTTACCGCATCAGTGGAAATTGCGACCTGAACTAGAGCGTCACCAGTGGCATTAGCCGAGATCGCAGAAACTGAAACAGATGGAATAGACGCACTGGCAGTCGCATCAAGACCCTCAAAGGTACTGAATGGAAACTCTCCAAATGCGTGAATTCCGAACATTTAAATTCCTTGATCCCAGCCACCAGCAAAGGTGAATTGTGGATTGTTTGGTTGAATGACAAATGCCACCAAGTTAGATGGCAAAACAGAACCATTGTTGAACCTAATATTTACCGCATAGCCATCATAAGGAATCGGAGTCGGTGGTGGCTCATCCATTGGAGTGGGTGGCAATGGTGCGTAAACAGTACCAATGACTACAAAGTCAATATCAGGGTAAGCAATCCATTTGTTCTTGACAATTGGTTCGGGTTGCGGTTCGTCAATAGGTGTAGGCGGTTGCAATTCGTACTCATATTGAACCCAACCATTTGCATCAGCAAGTTCTACCCATTGGGCTTCATCGGTGAATGTGAATCTGTAATCCATTTTGATACCTTATGAAGTTAGGGCTTGCACATTTGTGTTTGACAAACGCAATGGGTAATAAGATATTTTCTTTATATAACCATTTAAGAATTGATCATATACACCAATAAATAATGTATTAACAACCGCAACATTACCTGATGCATCTGTTGTTACTGTAGATGCGTTTCTACAAGCCCCAAAATCATTTACTTTGTAAGCAAAAATAACTTTTGAATAATTGTTAATAACAGTAGCCGTTGACCCTGAAATTGGTTCGAGACTAACAACAGTAGTTGAATTTGTTGTCATTACAGCACCATAACCCGAGCCAGAAGGACGGCTATAAACACCAAATCGATTAGCAAATGTTCCATCATCAAATTTAAAAAGACCGTTATATGCGTCAGATGCAACGCCAATACATGAAGTTTCTGTGTAAGTAGTTCCTTCTGCTTGGTTGTACCAACTACTAAAATTAGTCCCCGTCATGCTTGCCACATCTGCCGTTCTTGTAGCACTTGCTGAAGTTGTTGGAATATAAGATGTAACAAATGAACCTACTTCTACTTGACTTCCCCAAACGTACATTCCTGAAAAGCCGTTTCCTGTTGAGGTCACGTCTGTAGTATTTGAAACACCAAGTGCTAACAATGAACCAGAAGTGCTACTAGTAGTAAATGTTATTGAACATTTGTACCAGCCATTACCTACAGAAGTAATTGAATTTGTGTATCCAGTTCCGTTAACTGCAATTGTTCCGTTAGAAAGATTAAAAAAAGTTTTAGGGTAAGAACCACCCCCCTCATTACCTTGCAAGAAAATATAATTAAATCCATTTGCTTTTGCGTAAACAGAATAAGTATATACAGTGCTAATAGTTAATGTACCTGTAGGGGGGTAAACATAATGTATAGTACTAGCAGTGGTCGGTACTAAACAATCAGCAGTTTGAGTCCCGTCAGGAGCAACATTAACATTAGACTGAACTGTTATAGCGTTATTCCCCCAATTAGGTGAAAATTCGGAAGAATAAGTGCAAACATTCGTTCTCTGTTCTTCAACCAACAAACCCAACGATTCACCAGTAGTAGGGTTGCAATCAAACCTTGCTTGATTACCACCCGCACTTAGTAAAACAGGAATGTAGTTTGTGATGGGTTGTGTTGTTGTTGCGGTGTATGCGGTTAAAGTTCTACGGGCTTCTGCTTGAATACCCCAGATGTAAATGTTCTTACCAGTTCCTGTGTATGAACCAATAGAACCTGAACCTAAATCTGATTCTTGAATAGATACAACAACATAATTTCCAGCATAAGTATTATTTACAATTGAACATCTGTACCATCCATTACCTACAGAGGCAATTGAGGCTGTTACATCAGTCGCACTAGAAGCAACTGCGCCTGTTGATAAATTAAATACTGCCGCATTTGTATTGCCATTAATACTTGACATTCCGATAAAGTTTGCAGTTCCCGCTTTTGCATATATAGATAACGTAGAACCAATTGGCAATGTCAATGCTTGATACAACCAAAACTGTGCAGTAGTTGCTGAATTTGACAACGTATCTGCCGTTGTTGTGCCATCAGGTGCAGTTGTTGAATCAGCAGTAACAGTAACCGCTTGTTTTGTCCAAGACCCATTGTCGAATGTTTGTGATTGCAACAACAAATTCTGTTCTGCCATCGCAGTAGTTTTACCATCGTAATAAACCGCAGGGGTTGACCTAGTAAAAGTAATGCGGTTGTCTAATTGCTTGGTGTTAGCAAAGTCAAGCAAAAGGCTTGGCGATACGTTTCCAAAGTTTTGTGAAATACTCATTTTGTTCCCCATTCAAATTTATAACCGCCAGTTTGCGTTAACTTGCCGTTGCAAACCATTCTAATTGTTTGACGATGCAAATTTAACTGTTTTGATGCGTCATTTAACCCATAGTATTTCACGCCATTTGTAAGGCATAAAACTGGCTTAGATAATTTATTTGTTGGTGCGCTTGCTAATGCCGCAATTGACATATTTTTGCGTGCTTGTTCAGTTGCTTTGCTTCCACGCCTTGCATCAGCAATTTGTTTTCTAATTTCATCAGTATGCGTTTTGCCATAAAAAGGGTTGTCTTTTCCAACACACTTACCTTTTCTTGCAAGTGAAACCTTTGCTTTGGCTTCATTGGTATGGTGTTTGCCTCGCATTGGGTGATTGGTATGGTCACGTTTGTTTTGTGATAAAACCATTTTTACCAAAGATTCAGCAGTATGTTTTTTTCCAAACATCCCATGCTTTTCGCCACTAGCCTTTGGCGTGTGCTTGTTTGCTTCACCAATTCTTTGCCGTGTTTCCTGTGATGGAATCCAACCGCTTGTACCTTCACCGCCATCGGAAATGTTGACAAGCCTAACGCCACGCTTGCGATACAAATCAATTAACTCAACTTCCGCTAGAAGTGAAAGTTCTTCATCAACATTTTGAATTGGCAATCTAACTTTTACATTGTCTTTTGATTTGCAAAAGTTGTTCCAAAACTTTCCACGATTAACAAAATGATTGCATCGTTTGCCAGAACCTTTGCCGACATAGAACACCGCACCCGTATCTTTACGGATGTGTTCGTAGACGTAAAAGCGTTCAGCGTTCATGGCGCAATAGCGGGAAAGTTTGATTGGATGCTCATGCTTGTTCTCCATCTGCGGGTTCGGGTGTATTGCCTTCTGCAAGCCATTTTTGAAAGTCTGGATTTGTTTCAACGCAAGTCACACGACATTTGCCATCGTCATCAATACGAGCAAAAATTTGTGTATCTTCTAAGTTTAATTTTGGCAACATTTTGTAAATCATAATTCGGCACTCCATCCTAAATAAGCGGTAATACTAGGCGTAACTTGTGCGCCAAGACCAATTCCTGTTGTTAAACCAGATGCAACAAAAAAATTGACCCCCGCATTTATTTCGCTTGTGATGGGGCTAAATGTTGGAACGCTATTACAAACGGTTGCAGTATTGCTATGAATTATCCTGTAATTAGATGCCGTTCCACTTTGTTCTAATGAAGTAGGTTTTGTTCTCATAGTTACAGGGTAGGGAATCATTACCACGCCTTGAGTACCAGAACCAGCCCAACCAGAACCAAAACAATTATCACCTGTTGACGTAATGCGATAATAATACCGCTGACACAAAGCCAACTCAGTCCCATAAGGACGCACATCAAACGATGTTGCTATATTGCCTTTTTCTAGTTGAACGCCTGTTAAATACCAAGTTGCACCGCTTGTTCCAACCAAAGAAGTTGCGCCTGTTACTGAGGCATAGTCAGCCGCTACCCATGCACCAGCCGTTCCATTGTATGTAGAGCCTACGCCAAGACCAAACTTTACTTGTAAACCAATGCCATTGGTTGCACCAATCCAAGTTCCTGCTGTTGGGCCAGAAATAGTAATTGTCTTTTGTTCAAAAGTATTTGCCGCATTGATTGTGTAAATAAACGGATACGCATATGAATTGGCACTATTAGTAACTGCTCCTCCAAATGTACCCGTTAGACTTGAACGCACCCAAAATGACAGCGTTACTGTTACCGCATTAGCAGTACCCCAATTAAGGTCTGAGGTGTTAAAACCTTCTATTTTCTGACGAACTAGAAAATAATCGGTAGACAAAACAGAATACGCTGAACTTGATGTAACAAGAATAGAATTTGAAAATCCGCTTGGTGCGGTAGATGACTGCTGAACTGTAAATTTACTAGAAGTTAGGCTTGCAACTCCCTGCCATCTGTCAAGAGTGTATTGATTAGAATCAGTAACGCTTACACTTGCACCCGCATTGCGTTGGTCAATTTGCATTTGTCCATTAAGAATTCGGTTACGGAATCCAACAGTCATCCCAGTGTTGAAGTAGGCATCACCATTTTGGTAAGCCAATGAACCTAAGTATTGATTCAATGGGATTTCATTAGCACCAGTGCCGATATCAGATTGCGTTACTGCTGCAATACTGTTCTCGGTCAAGGTTGTGAAGTTGCCTGTGCTGGGTGTAGTCGCTCCAACAGTGCCGTTGATGTTGAAGTTGGCTGCTGTGCCTGTGATGTTAGTTCCAACCAATGCGCTGGGTGTTCCCAGTGCTGGTGTCACCAGAGTTGGTGAAGTTGCAAAAACATTTGCTCCAGTTCCTGTCTCATCTGTTAAAGCAGCCAACAGTTGAGCAGAAGTGAATGAGCCTAATGATGTGGCATTTCCGCTTGAAGTAACTGCACCAGTCAGATTTGCATTAGTGACAACAGTTGTTGCATTGCCTACAGATGTGACCATGCCTGTTAGATTGGCATTTGTCGTGACATTGCTTGCCGTGAAATTAGTGGCAGTCCCTGTGATGTTTGTACCCACCAAGCCCGAGGGAGTGCCAAGGGCTGGAGTAACCAGAGTTGGACTATTAGCAAACACAGCAGAGCCAGTGCCAGTCTCATCGGTTAAGGCTGCAATTAGATTTGCACTGCTTGGAGTAGCTAAGAAGGTCGCAACTCCAGTCCCAAGACCAGACACACCACTTGCAATTGGAAGCCCTGTCGCATTGGTCAGAATTGCACTTGTCGGAGTTCCTAGAATTGGAGTAACCAGTGTTGGAGTGTTTGCAAACACCAAAGCACCAGTGCCAGTTTCGTCAGTTACTGCTGCCAGCAAGTTGGCAGAACTAGGAGTTCCCAAAAAGGTTGCGACACCAGTTCCCAAGGATGTGATGCCAGTTCCACCATTAGCGACTGGAAGTGTTCCATTGACACCAGCAGTCAGAGAAACTGTGTTCTTTTCCCATAGGCTTGTGCTTGCGTTATAGACAAGCGTTTGGCCAGTGGTGGGAGACTGCGCTGAAACATTGTGCAATTCATCCAACTCATAGCCGTTTTGCACTCTGACAAACAACTTACCTTGGGTTGCATGAGCGTACTCAACAATAGCCACATAAACCAAATGATCTGGTGCATAAGGCTTTGTCGCAGTCAATGTGCCAGCCGTTGTTGGGCTTAAATATAACTGCGCTCCATCTGTATAAGCAGATGTGTTAATGTTGCTTACTAAGCCAATGACAGTAACATAACCATTTGAGTTGTTTGCCAAGTCAGAGGTTATCAAGCCTAATGTTTGTGCAGATGTTGAGTCGCCTGTTGCTAACGCTTTTGAGACTGTTGATTTTTGACCAGTTGCACCAGATATGTAAACAGCAGTGCCTTTGGTTAAGGTTGCGCCAGTTGTGTTTCTAACTGCCGCCAATAATGTTGATGCTGGTGAAGCCTCAGAAACCGCCAGATCAAAGATGCTTCCATTCCTAGAAACAACAATGCTTGCGTCAGTTGATGTGATGTCAGAAACCGCTTTGTCAGCAGGGTAAGTGACAAAGACCTCTTTTGTGCCAGCCGCAAATGAAACTTTAGCGTCTGCATTGCTTGACTGCAAAACAGTTGTTCGAGCAAGCGTCAGACCATCATTCGACAATGTGCCAAGACCGACCTCCCAATCAGCACCATCCGCAACTGAGTAATAAGTGGTGTTGTTTGCACCGACACCAGCCGCAAATGTCTGAAAACCAGTGACTGATCCGCTTAGGACAAAATCACTGGTTCCAGTAGTGGTGGTTGATTGCTTAACTCGATCAGCAAGGATTAAAGCCATAAATAACCTCCGAGCCACCCTCGGTGGTGGCTAAAAAACTCAGTTTTGAATACGCAGTGGGGATGTGATGTCCACTGTAAATGTGCCGTTTGTAGAGATCACATTGCCAGCGAAATCAAGGTAAGCAACCAAATTGTCGGTTGAAGCAGTGCCAGTGGTCTTATAGATCACAGCAGCAGCCGCAGTCAAAGTTGCTGAAGCCCAAGAGACATCCGCAAAGTTGATGTCAATTCGGTCATTGGCTGTGTCGTTGGTCACAGTCACAGCAGTGGAAACACCGCCCGATGTGTAGCCAGTGCCACTGATCTCGTTGGTAACGTCAGAACGCTTTGTGTGCGTATCTTTGTTTGGTGTGTAACTGGATGTGACCAGAATGATCTTAAATGAGTTGGTGTCAAAATCAATCGCACCAGTTGCCATGTCATTCAAGGCTGAATTGTAGATTAGAGAGGCCATTGTTGATTCCTTTCAGGATGGATTTTAGTGGAAACTAGAAACTTAATCAATTTCGCAAAATGTCAATGAAATGCCACAAATCCGAGTTTCGGTAAGTTCCAGTCGGTTTGTCAGTTGCCCAAGCCTGTGGTGGGCCATTTAATTCTGTGTAGTTGTCGCCCTCAATCATATAAATTTCAAAGGCTTGAGGAACAATAAACTCGCCATTTTCATTGGTTTTGCCGACCATGACCATGACAGAGTGTGGAGGAATCTCCTCAATTGATTTGATTTCCTCAAAAACTTGCTGTGCAGGAATGTTGATTTCTCTCATATTTTATGTCCATGCGGGTAAGTAAAGGGTTGTTCCATCAATTGTGATCTGAATCCAAACATTTGTTGAATTGCTTGCTGGTTTGTTTGCACCATTGAAAGTTGCGGTGGCCGAGCCTGTGACAGTGCCTTGGACAAATCTCAAAACATTAGTTCCACCCGATCCATTCAAACGATTGGCAGCATAAGCGTCAGTCCCAGAAGCAACAGTTGCAAATGCAGAGGCTTCTTGTCCATCAAGTAAATCTGCATTTAAGTTTGCGACAACAGTGTTGTTGCTAATTCCAAACCTACCAAAAGAATAAAGACCAAACTCAGTCCCCCCAGAGCCTGAAGTTGATGAGCCAAAAACACCAGCCGCTTGTGATCCTGTACCCGCGCTAAGTCCTAAAACACCATTGCGAGTTGTTCCTGTGTGATTTGTATTTCCAAGGACTCCATGCCCTGTTCCATTGTTTGTCCCAGTGATTGCAGTGCCGTTATAGCCTGAAGCATTAGTAACATTAAGAGCCGCAATTGCAGACGCTCCATTGATGCTAGAGTTTGCATACAAACCACCAACACCAAGAATGCTGAAGATTGTGCCGCCTCCAGAGTCATAAACTTTTAAGTAAGAAGACGATGATTCATTAAGAATTACTCTATTTCCAGAAGCCGCTGATTCAACTGTTCCTCTAAAAATACCATTGTTGAAAAATACATCTCCAGTGCTTCTTTTGATGTAATAACCAGCCGTTCCATATGTGCCAGAACTGCCAAAGGTGGGAGGGTTTGAGCCGTTCCAATTGTCAGATCGAATGTCTTGAAAAATACTTGCAGCAGTTGGTGTTCCCCATTGAGTTTCATTAGCAGGGATGCCGTTAACAGTTGTTGCGTTTGAATTAAATTGTCCAAATGAGTACCAAAGAACATTACCAACAGTCACACTTGGAGCCGTTAAAGACCAACCTGCTGGTGCAGTTGCTCCACTTGTATTTGCTGGAGTTGATGGAGCCGCAGAGGATTGACTTTGTTGAATAAATGCCGTTATCGAACTTATGCCATTGTCTCCGCTTGCAGCAGCCGCATCCGTTGTTGCGCTTGCACCAGTTGAGAATCCTGAAACATTGCGAGAAAAATCAACTGCTTTCAAAAAATAATATTTTGTTGTTGATGCTGGCAAACCAGATCGAGCAAATGTTGAACTAGAAACTTCACCAATCTTTGTGGCAGTCGCGGAATTATTTGTTGAGTTTTCCCAAATCTCGTTATAAAACCAATCAGCAGCCGTTGGATTAGTCCAAGACAATTGAATTGTTTTTGCAGAGCCAACAGCACTCAAACTTGTTGGGGCTGAAGGTGCAGTGGTGTCACCAGATAAGGTGTGATTGATCGTTGTCGAGAATGGGCCTTCTTTGTCAGAGAAAATTGCCCTGACTCGGATGTTATAGACCAAAGCAACATCTTGCTGGCCAGCATAGTCATAAACAGTTTGCGAGGTGAAAATTGATTGCCAAAGAGTGTCAGAAAAGAGTTTAAATTGCAACTCATAGCCTGTCACATAAGCAGATGAAACAGCAGTCCAATTAACTCTGACTCCAGGCAATATTGTCCCATCAGGAAGGCTTAAATTCTGGTTTGTGGCTGTTAATCCAGTCGGTGCAGCCTGTGGTTGAATTAGCGTCAGACTGGTGTTTGGAGCGTTATCCTGAGCGTCTGAGGTTGACCAGTCATAAGCAGTCGAGTCTTCCTCTTTGAGAACCAGATCAACTCCAATGTCCTCATTCAGTTTCCACTCCATGACCCTGAAATATTTGCCAGACCATCCCAGTTGAGCAATGGTCAAAGCCACCACATCGCCAGCAGTAATATTAAGACAAGTTGGCTTGCATGAAATGCTGACAACAATTCCTTGACGCGACTTCAAGAGGTTAATCTTTGCAAGCCTTTGAGCCTCAAGATAATTTGTCGTGAAGTTCAGATCGAGTTGAGCAGACAATTCCTCATTGCCATCTTGAGTCTTGAAAGTAGATGAAGCAATCGCAGGATATTCAGTCGCTGAATAAAGTTTGTCTGCATCCGCAAACACACCAGCCACTCGGTTAAATAGATTGGCTTTTTCATTAGCGCATGAAAGTTGAACATCACCTCTCAGATCATCGACAGTGATTGTCTGGACAGGACTTGAGAACGCACCAACAATCAACTTATATTTTCCAGAGGAATAAATCAACATTCCAGCGCAAGTCGAGAGCATATCTTGCAAGACTTCCCGAGGACTCTTTGAGGTGTCAACCACGCCATTTAAGGTGTAGCGTTTCTGAGTGACAGCAGTTTTTACAGTGACAGTCTCATCACAGATATTTGCCGCAGCAATAAATGACGCAGAGTCGATCTCATCGGATGTGACCCGCATCCCATATTCGCTCATTATGTAATCGCGGATACAAAGGGCAGGGTTATCAGACCAAGCCGTTGTTGTCGATCTTGGGTCATAGACTAATTTGCCCTTGACCAAAGCCCTGACAGTTGGAATGCTCGTAAAGATGGATGTGTCGTATTGCATCCTCACATAAACCGAGGAAATGCCAGTCAACTTGTGGCTCGATGTCCATTTGTTTGTCAGAGCCGCAGTCTCAGTCACTAGATCAGCATAAGCAGTGCCACCAGTCAGTGAGTTTTGAATTCTGGCTTTTCCAGAATAGCGACCACTTGAGACACTTCCAGAAACAGTGCCAACATCCTCGTCACCAAAATAAACCTTCTCAACCGATTGAATCTGGTGGTCTGCCAATCCAAAGACTGTGTGCAGATATTCGTTTGTTGAGCCTGTGGTGGCCGCATAGAACATCACACCACCGACTAGGCTTTGGCCATAGATCAGTTGCCTTGGGGCTGTGGATGACCTGACATTGATTGTTTGACCCTTGAGTTCATTGGCAGTGCTTCCACCAATCAGACCCATGCTCTGAGCCGCCTTTGTGGTCAGAACAAAAGAGCCAGCCCGAATAGCCGCCCTTAAAAAGATGGCTTCTTTGCCGATTGCAAAATAAGCAATTGCCTGTTCTGCAAGAAACTCACCAGCCAAATAGACTACCAGTTCAGCCATTTATATGCTCCAAGCCTTTTCACAATTGAGAGTCGGTTGCATGATGATGCCAGACTCGGCCACAAAAGCCGACAATTCGCCAACACAAACACCAAGCAATTCTCGCCCCTCATTCATTAAACAGACCACATCGCCCCTTTGAGCCAGCAGAACTGACTTGGATTGACCAAAGTATTTGTCAGCCGCGCTTATCATTCCACCATGCTCACTCATTAACTCAGCAGCCCTTCTGGGTGTCTCATATTCAAAAAGACTGGTCAAGTCTTTATCTGAAATCTCTTTGACTGCCTTAATCGAAAACTGCCAACAGTCGTTTGTTCCCCATTCAAAAGGCAAATCCTTCTTTTGAACAATGTAGTCCTCAAGCAATCTAGGCCAGTTGTCTTTTCTCATCTAAGCATTATTCCAGCAGTATCACCACCGACATTTGGATTGCCACCACCACCAGCATTTGCACCAGTTGGATCAGTGCGACCCCAATTTATATCCAGATTCTCGATGGCCACCACATATTGCAGACCCTCGTCTGTGGCATCCCTGACTTGTTGCTCCTCATAAGTGAAGCGTTTGATCTTTGGCCTGTTGGCATCAATCATTTGATGCTCGATAGAAAGTGAGATGGTGGCTGTCTGGCCAAGACTGATTGACATCACATCCATGCGACCAGTAAACATTAAAGCCGCAGCCACCAGATCGTGATTGGCATCGAGCAAGGCAAAATAAATCTTTGCTGCCCTTCCCTGATAATTCTCGCCCAAAGCAATTGCAATGTGGTTTGAGTCAATTCCAGAGAGTGTCAGGGTTAACCCTTTAGCCTCAAGATTGGATGTTTCAGAGATTGTGTCGATTCCACCAAGCCCACCGACTGCCAAATATGTGTTGCCACCATAGACAATCGATTTTCCACCATTGGTGTAGTAAATATGGCCAGATGAAAAGTCAAGATCGACCAAAAAGCAGACTGTCAGATTGTCATCTGTCAGAGCCGATGTGATGGCACTGGCAAGGCTTCGGGTCATATCGCCTCCAAAAAGCCAGCAGAGACTGAATAAACGCCTTCCAGAGACTTGTTGATTGCAACCGATGTGCCATCAAGTCGCATGATTGCTGAAGGGTTGTTGTAGGTCACAGAAGTCGATGAAGTTGGCTGAGTCCTGAATGGTGGCTCAATTGTGTAAACACTTGAAGCCTTGCCGACAATCATCTTGACCTCGTAATTGGCAAACTGAATGAAGTCGCCAATTGACAGACTTGATGAGGAAAGAGTCGCAGTCGAGCCAGTGGAGGAACTCACAGTGATCGAGCCAGTCACAGTGCCGATTGGAGCAGTCTCACCGAATCTTGGCAAATAGACTGTGTTTGCCATACCGCGCATTTTGTAAAACAAAGCCTGAATCGGTGCGACCTCAGCCCTTGAAAGGTTGTTCCAAGCGACTGAGCAATACCATTTTGCACCAGCCAACTCGACTGTTTGAGACTGCTGGCTCAAAGGTGAGGTGAAAATCTGTGTGTTTGACCTCAACTCCCAAAGAGCCGACTGAGGTGTTTTGACACTAGGCCAAGCAAAGGTTGTCATGCAAACGCTCCACCAGATTTCATTGATCTGTAAATTTCCGCTTTGGCTTGTTCTTTAGCCTGATTCATTGCAGCCATGATCGATGATCTGTCAGTCCGAGAGTCAATGTTGATGTTTTGAACAACAGTCACGCCACCGCCACCAAGTTTGTTATTTGGCACGATATTCCCAGAGCCATTTGGCACAAACAACTCAGGGCCACGCTCACCAACCATGTAAGGTGTGTTGGATGAAACAGGGCCACCCAATGCCCTTGCACCAAAGCCTTTGAAAAAATCACCCAAGAAACTAACAGCAGGGTCGCTGATATTCTTTTTAATCAGCATCCTGAGAATGTCGCGCTGGATCGAGTTCACCATGTCAGTGAAGTTTAATTTGCCAGTCATAAACGCTTCAGTCAAAGTGCTGGTGAACTCATTGCCAAAGCCGTTGATTGCATCCATCAAAAGTTCAAGATCAGATTTGCCTTTGTCAGTAAACTTTTTAAGTTCCTCACTTGCCAAACCAACAGAGCGACTAAAAGTGTCAGGATCAATTAAACCTTTACCAAGAACCATTTGCAGATTTTGAATTCTCTCGATGTAGTTCTCAAGAGGTGTGCGAGTGTCCTCAAATATTTTCTTTATTGCATCGGCTTGCTCTTTGGCATCTTTGGTTATTTGCTCATCATATTTCTGCTGCTTAACATCATTCTCAAGTTTCTCTTTGTCAGCCTCAGTGATGTTTCTGATTAAGGCAAGGTAAGTCTCATAAGCCTTGATTTGCTCGTCAGTTGCACCCAATCTTGCAAACTGAGCAACCTTCAGTGCGTCCTCACCATCGGTGAGTTTTGTGACCTGATCGATAACAGACAGATAAGAATCTCGAATCTTTAAAAGAGACTTTTCTAATTCGTTGTCTTCTTTCTTTGCTTTCTCGCCACCCAAAGATGGCAATGGTTTTGCTGCACGTTTGTCAATTCCAAGCAATCGCCTATCCATGCCACTTGCTTCTCCTTGCCTTGGAGTTGCAAACATTTCATTTCTTTGAATTGCCTTTAAATAATTTAGACGATTTTGTAAGTGCTTGTTATATTCATCAAGAGAGGAAGTGTCAGCATTGGCTTTTTTATAACGCTCGATGGCAGCATTGTTTGAATCAATTTCATCTCTTACAGTTTTAAGATTTTCTTCTGTATTTTTGAAAGGGTTGATTGTTCCAAAATTTCTAAGGGCATCAAGGAAACCGCCCGAATACTTTATGCCCTCTTGAAACTCAACAATCATCTTGGAAAGTCCAACAAGCATCGGGTTGATGCCATCGACCAAGATAAGTTTTAATTGCTGATTGATTTTTGTGATGTTGTCATTGAAAGCCTCAGCATTCTTTGCAAAGTCATCACCAAAACTTGCACCAAATTCTGTGATTCCTTGTTTGCCAGTATTCAGGAAAGGAATCAGATCAGCACCAGCCTTGCCAAACAAAGCCATTGCATATTGAGTCTTGGTCGCTCCATCGGCTGCACCACTGAATGCTCCCGCCACATCGCCAAGGATGTCAGCAGTTGGCCTGATATTGCCATTGGCATCTTTGACACTAATGCCGAGATTCTTAAATGCTTCTGATTGTTCTTTACTGCCAGAGGCCGCCTCTGCAATGCTTTTGTTTAATTTAACTAGAGCCGAGCCAAGTTGCTCGTTTGAGACACCAGCCAGATCAGCAGTGTTTGCCAATGATGATAATTCGCTGACTGCAATCCCTGTCTTTTGAGACAGTTTATTCATGTTGTCAGCACTGTCGATCAAGCCCTTGATCTGAGCCGCGCTTCCAATGGCCGCCAAAACAGCAGTCAGACCAGCGATCTTGCCTGTCACCGCACCAACACTGGTGCTTAGATCAGTAAGACCGCCTTTGACTGATTTGAAGGCCGCGCCAGTCCTGTCCTGAGCAACAATGTCAATGCTTACATCTTTACTTGCCATTGCTTCTCTCCGACTGAAACTTAATCCAAACTTGCCATTCTAGGAACTCCTCAACAGACATTTCCTCGATCTCGCCAACTGTTTTGTGTAACTTCTCAGCAAGATAAAACATGAACTGTCGCTCAGGAGTCTCCCTTAGTTTTTTTCGAGTTCCTTGAAATCAACTCGCATGATTTCTGTTGAAACTCTTTCCAAAATTGAGGCATCGACCATGTTTCGCAAAACTGGCTTGTCCTCGATGGTGAAAATCTTTCCACCCTCTTTATCTAGGCATTTCATCACCAACAACTCAACCAGAGTGTCAGCCTCAGAGTTGCCTAATCGAGTCACCGCCTGAAGTCTTGCTTTGTCTTTCAATGTGAAAGGCTCAACATAAACGATCAGAGGGCCATTCTCGTCACCCCATTCAGGCACTTCAATGGCCTTGATCTGGAGTGACTTGAAGTGTGCTTTTGCCCGATCAATCGCGCTCATTAAGCAGCAGTGCCGAGAGTCAATGCACCAGTGCCTTGCAGTGTGATGGAAGCCTCGACCATGCCATCAAAAGATGAATTCACAGTCAGACCAGTCACGATTGCAGAGCCTGTGTAATATTTATCACCAGCAGTCGCTCCCTCTGGGTAAGCAGAGAAAGTCACGCTTGCACCGACAGTCATGGCCATTTGGCCAGCGTCAGCCTCGTCCCAGAAAACATCGACTGAGCCAGTGAAGGTTGTCAGTGATGATTTGTAAGTCCGAGCCACATCGCCCATCGATGTGTCTTCCAGAGTGTCAGCAGACTCGGATATCGAGAAACTGCGAATCTCGCCAATGGTGTTTGCACCAACTTTGAGTGTACCTTCTGAACCAGTATGAGTAGCCATAATTAAGCCCCTTTCAAGTTTTACAATTTTGCCACATTAAGCAGCAGATT